CTGAACCACCGATTATTGATGATCTGGAACCAGCATCAGTAATTGACTCCACTTATTTTTTCTGTTAATGTACCCATCATTATTTGATAGTTTCTTTGCTCCTACCAGAGTAATAGTTGTCTCGGAAGAGCGACTACAGGCTGCAGAGAGAGAAGCTAGGCAAAGCCAACTAGATGCATTAGATGTTCGCATTGCTGAACTTACTAAGCATCGTAACTCCCTCCACGAAGAGATCAGGAAGCTAGAACCTAAGAAGGTTGGAGCTGACCTTGATTCAATGGATGGAGGTACATTCGATGGCTAGAACTATACATAAAACTGAAAAGCCTGTAACACTTGAGGGCTTTCAAGCTGTCTTAGCCCCTAGTAAATTTGGTTACTCATTAGCTGCTATAGTAGATGATGAGGTTATCGATAAGCTAGAGACTGAGAGGGCTGAAGTCCTTAAGTGGGCTGAATCAAAATTAAAAAATCCTAAGAGATCCACGCTCAAGCCTGAGCCATGGGAAGAAGTCTCGAAGGGTAAGTACAAGATAAAGTTCTCATGGAATGAGGACAATCGTCCGCCCGTGGTAGACACGGAGGGCACTCAAGTAACTGATACCAAGACACCGCTTTATGCAGGATCTACTGTTAAACTGGGTTTCTATCAAAAGCCTTACATTCTACGGGATGGGGTTACCTACGGTAGTTCTCTCAAGTTGGTTGGTGTTCAAGTTGTCTCAGTAAAAGGAGAAGCTGGTGTAGATACTGGAGATTTAGGTGCTAATGAAGTAGCTGAGTTATTCGGTACAACTGCAGGTTTTAAAACAGCTGATCCTAATGTTATAGCTGATACCACACCCTGTTCAGTAGAAGATGACGAAGACGACGACTTCTGAGGAAGAATCCCTTGCATGGGCTAAGAAAGCTTATGCTAAACTTAAAAATAAAAAGGATATTAAATTCAGATCTAAGCTGGAAGAGAGTGTTGCAAAATTATTAGAAGGACTCGGAGTATCTTATGAGTACGAATCATCTAAAGTTACTTACACTATTGAGCATAATTATACTCCTGATTTCTGTCTTCCAAACTACACATACCTCGAAGCAAAAGGGTACTGGTCAGCGGCAGACCGTCGAAAGATACTTGCTGTTAAGAAACAGAACCCTGAATTAGATTTGAAGATGGTATTCCAATCACCTTATAATAAAATAAATAAGAAGAGTAAGACAACATATGCTATGTGGTGTGAGAAGCATGACATACCATGGACGTCTTACCATAATATTCCACTTGACTGGCTGATTTAGTGTACAAAGTAATTCGAGGTGCTATCTCTAAAGAACTTGCACAAGTTACTAATGACTACCTCTTAATGAAGAGGCAGGTTGTAACCAGACTGTTTGATGATCAAGTGTTAGCCCCTGATAATTATAATTGGGGTGTACTAGCAGGTGATGTAACAGTACCAGGTAGCTATGCTATTTATGGTGATATCCTGACAGAGGTTTTGTTGAAACAACTTAAACCTATGGTAGAATTAGAGGTAGGCACTCAGCTATATGAATCCTATTCTTATACCCGTCTCTATGAGAAGGGCGCAGTACTTAAGCGACATAAGGATAGATACTCTTGTGAGTACAGCACCACTCTTAATGTAGGTGGTGATCCTTGGCCTATCTTCTTAGAACCATCAGGCCTTTACGGTAGAGATGGTGTCTCAGTTGAATTAGAGCCAGGTGATATGCTAATATATGAAGGTCGACTTCAAGAACATTGGAGAGAATCCTTTACTGGTGATTACTGTGCTCAAGTATTCTTACACTATTCAACACTTGCACGCTATGATGGTAGAGACTTCTTAGGTTTACCTACACGTTATAGACCAGAGTTCAATGACTGAAAGTGAATTCGTTAGGCACATGCCTTGCGAGAATTGTGGGTCATCTGATGCTAAGTCATTATACTCAGATGGCCACACTTTTTGTTTCGTCTGTCAACACAGGACACCAGGCGACAATGATGTTTTTCACAATCGAAACATGTCCAAACAAGTACAACTTACTGGAGAGGCACAACGATTAAACAAACGGAACATCTCTGAAAAAACTAACAAATTTTATAGGATTTACAGGGATGGAAATACCCTACGCTTCCCTTATTTTACAAGCGATGGGGTACTTAAAGGGGTTAAGATAAAAACTAAACAAAAGGATTTTATTCATGAAGGACTTCCCACTGACACCTTATTTGGTCAGCATTTATTCCCTAATACTGGTAAACGTATTGTTGTTACTGAGGGTGAATTAGACGCTGCTAGCTGCTATGAAGCTATGACAGGGTGGCCTATGGTCTCCCTACCACATGGAGCTGCATCAGCTAAGAAAGATTGTCAGAAACAAATCCCACTATTTCAAGGTTATGAAGAGATCTGCTTATTCTTCGATAGCGACGAGGCAGGCCGTAAAGCGACGGAGGAGGCGGCAAGCATCCTTCCACCTGGCAAGGTCACGATCGCTCGTCTTGAGGACTACAAGGACGCCTCCGAGGCTTTACAAGCTGACGATGCTGAAGCCATTAGAAAGGCGATATGGGATGCCAAACCTTATAGACCAGATGGTATTGTTGATGGAAAGACACTTCTTGAAATTGTAACTACACCACAGGCACCATTTGACCATGAATACCCATTCGAAGGGCTCAACAAGAAGTTACACGGGATTCGGTATGGAGAACTTGTCACATTTACTGCTGGCTCTGGAAGCGGAAAGACCAGCATCATGCGTCACATTGCAACTGACCTACTACAAAAAGGCGAATCAGTTGGCATCTTGGAACTTGAAGCATCTAATAGGAGGACAGCACTTGGATTGATGTCCACAGCGACTGGAAAAAATTTACACCTTGGGGAGTATGATGAAAAAGAGCTCAAATCCGCTTTTGAATCCACTATTGCCGATTGGGATCTCTATTGCTTTGATGGTTTTGGAAGTTATGATCCAGATCTTATCTATAATAGAATCGAATACATGGCAACCGGACTGGAGTGTCGTGTTATATTCCTCGATCACCTAAGTATATTACTTAGTGGATTAGATGGTGATGAGCGTCGCATGATAGATAAGACAATGTCTAGGTTGCGTAGCTTGGTAGAAAGAACTAATATATCGTTGTTTTTAGTTTCACATTTACGAAGAGCTAGTAATGATAAAAAGCCAACAGAAGAAGGAGGACGTGTTAGCCTGTCCAGCCTCAGAGGATCTCATAGCATTGCTCAAATATCAGATCAAGTGGTTGCCCTCGAAAGAGACCAGCAAGCCGGAGCTGATGGAGATGCTACGACAGTTAGAGTCCTTAAAAATCGTTATTCAGGCGAGGTTGGCCCGTGCTGCGAATTAAGTTATGATTTAAACACTTGTCGTTTTAATGAACATGAAGTTGAACCCGAATTCAACCCAGCCCATGACTTCTAAAAAGATATGGGAACACCCATGGAATAAACACATGATCGCATGGGATGCTGAAAAAGAATATGAAGCACAATTAAATAAACCTAACCCACCATCGCTACAAGCCGTTGAAAAGGCCAAATTTGTTGACAAAACCTACATCTGGAGTCGGGATGATAGTGTTCGACCTAGAAACAAACGGTCTACTAAATGATGCTACCCGTATCCACTGTGCTGCACTCCATTGGTGCGAAGATAACAGAACCGAGGCGTTCAATGATGAGAAGTATTCGGAGAATCCAAAAGAACTTCCTATGGGAGGGAACTATTCCATCACCACTGCGTTATGTTACTTGGAAGTCGCGGATATTCTTGTCGGTCACAATATTGTCGGCTTTGACTTACCTATTATTAAAAGGATCTACCCTTGGTTTAATCCTAGCGGTGTCATTCTGGACACTCTTATTTTATCTAGGTTATATCATCCTAATTTATTCGATATAGATAAGGAGCGAAACTGGAAACACATGCCACTACAGTTATATGGCAGGCATTCACTTGAGGCCTACGGTTATAGACTTAATGAGTACAAAGGGAACTTTGCTAAAACTACTGATTGGAAGAACTGGTCTCAGGATATGCAAGATTACTGTATACAAGATGTTGTTGTTACAAACAAACTATGTCAACATTTCCGCCCATACCTGAGTGGGTTACGTTAGAACATCAGGTCGCTCAAATACTAACCCAACAACAAATCCATGGATGGTACTTTAATGAACAGGAAGCTAGAAGCCTCGAATCAACTCTCCGAAAAGAGTTGGAAGACACTACTAGAATACTTCGAGAACAACACCCTTACGTTGCAGGAGCGTTGTTCACTCCTAAACGAGATAACCGGACACAAG